GGCGAACTTTTGGAGCGGGCTTCGGTTTTGGTGGCCGGTGCCAGCGTGCCCATCTTGTCGATGGTCGAAATGGAAGACCGTTACAAAGCTTCGCTGGTCCTGGATTCTTCCCGTTCTTATTCTTTTAAGGATTGGCTGCCCACCTTCGGGAAGGAACTTCGCCCCAGCGTGCCCGGCGATGTCATCTGTTTCGTTGCCGGGACAGCGGTGGGCAAGACTGCGCTGCTTCAGAACATGGCCTGGAAAGCCGCGCCCACCCCAGTCCTGTTCTTCGAGATGGAGCTGGCCGACTCGGTCACCTTCGAGCGATTCGTGGCTTCGTCAGTCGGCATCAGTCAGGAAGACGTTGCTTTCCAATACCAAGGGGGATACATCCCTGGATGGCGCGAGCGAGGCAACCTGGACAAGATTTTTGTGTGTCCCCAGAGCGGGCTGACCGTCAATCGCATTGAGCAAATTATCAGCAAGGCCGAATTGAAGATGGGTCAGCGTCCGCTCTTGGTGATGCTGGATTACGCGCAGTTAATTCAGGGCAAGGGCAAAGACCGTTATGAACAAATGACGCAAGTCATGTCCGACGTGAAGAGTCTGGCCAAAAATACCGGCACGGTGATGGTGGTGGCCAGCCAAGTGCCCAGGCCGCCCAAGGGCGCCAATGTCAGTCCTGAGGTGGGGCTGAACGACGGGAAGGATTCCGGTCAACTTGAGAACTCGGCAGCTCTACACATTGGGGCGTGGCGTGAACAAAACAGCTCAAATCGGTTGTGGCTGAGAATCAACAAAAACACTCGGGGGACATCTGGCCTGAAAATTCCTTGTGTCTGGGACGGAGCGCGGATGCGCATCACGGAGGCAATACCAGCGGCATTGTAAGCCTTGAATCTCTTTGTCATTAAACTTTTCGCCACTGGTATTCTCATGGCCGTTTTCTTCGGGTGCTGGTTGGCGATGGCTGAGGTGAATCATCCGCGCTGGGTGAATCCCTTGCGTGCCCTCCTGACGGCAAGCTGCGTGTTCAGTATGGGCGTGGCCCTTTACTGGCTGTGGACTACCATCCCAAATCAACTAACCAAATGAACTACTCCAAGGGCTGGAGCATGATGCCGTCGGCAGCGGCGTCCAACATCATGTCGTAGTGCCGCAGACGGCGCACCGCCTCCGCACCGATGCGGTCTTCCAAGGATTGCATTTCCGCCGGTGAGAGCTTGCGCCCATCCAAATCCTCCAAAACTTTTCGAGCCTGGAACGACCGGGAGATGCGCCGGTTGGCGATGCCTTTGACTTTGCCGCCCGCCAGCTTCTCGGCTTGGTGCGCGGCGGAGGCCGCCGTCAACGCTTCCCGATACGCTTCCCGGTCGCCCTTCTGGAGCGCGAGGGTCGCCCGCTTCATCTGAACCCGGAACTCACCAGCCAAATCGATGCGCCGATTGGTTTCCTCTTTGGTCCAGCCCAGCTCGGAAGCGCGCCAGCGATAGAACCCGCGCAGAGCCACCTGGAGTTTTTCGTTCTTCTGTCCCAGGCCCATGATGGAAAGCCCGGTGCGAATCATGCGCGTGCCCGGGATGCGTTGCTCCACAAAGGTGGCCAACCGGTCGTCCAAGTTCTCGTCTTTGTAAGCCCCGTAACCCCCGAACATATCGATGAGCGCGTTGGCGATGGAGAACGGGAAAATCGTGCGGGTCGCCTGCTCGCCAACTCCGCGTAGGCCCTGCATGCGCGCTCCACGCCAAACCAGATACAGCGGGCCGCCCAACGAGGAAATGGACGATTCGACCATGAACTTCACCGGTTCATCCGCCGCTTCGTGCGCGGCGATTTCGGTCCCGAAAATCCAGTTGTAGAACAACGACGTGGCCAGAACCGCGCCAGCTCCTTGCAGGCCGTTGCCGACAAAGAACCGGCCAATCAACCGGGCTGCCGCCGCCCGCTCGCCATCGGTGGCACCTTGGTCGCGCAGCGTCTCATACCACTGGCCAAAGACCCGACGAAGCTGGTTCATCTTCATCATCGGGTAGCTCTGAAAACGGAACAGCGAATTGAAGAGCCGGTTCCCGCCCAGGCGGCTTCCTTCGGCGATGGACTTGTTGCCGCTGGTGAGCCAGTTGGCCGCCGTGCGCTCGAAGCGGTTGAGCAGTTCAGCCCGTTGGGCCTGCACGGCAGGGTCCGCGGATGGACGCATCATCAGCCGGGCTTGCTCGCCGGTGAACTGCATGGCCCGGAAGGTCTGCTGGGTGCGATTAAACTCCCATGGGGTCATGGCTCCAGCGTCAATGCGTTCCCGGACGATGCGGGCGGTGGCCGCGGCCAAGCCTTCCTGCAATTCGTTGAGGAAGTTTTGACCTGTTCCCTTGGCCACAACGTTGCCCAAAATCCTGGCCGCCGAGCGGATGGGACTGTTGGGGTCATACGACATATCGTAAATCAGCCGATTGACCTGCCCATCCAGCTCCATCTGACTCCAAAGCTGACGCACCTGGGTCATGGCCCGGAGGTAGTTCTCCGCCCCAAGGAACTGGGGTGTTGCCCCCGCCAAAGTCTCGGGGAGCTGGGTTGGAATCTGGCCGGTGAGCACGCTTTTGGCCCAAAGATTGCCCACCGTCTGGTTCAATTTACGGAAGGTCGACCCGAACGCCGTGTCAGGCGCCAGAACGCCTTTGGCGAAGTCTGCGTAAGAATCCGTGGGGTGCCCGTTGATGGCTCTGGAGAGCGCGTCCAGGTCTTTGATGTTGCCGGGCAATTCCCTTCGCATCGCCTCGTAAGCGCGCTGCCAAGTGGCATTGCGGCCCGTGGCGGGGTTGACTGGGAACTCTTCCCGGAATGCTCGGATGTGGGTCGCCCGGCGGGCGGCGCTTTCCAGGTAGTTGTATGGGTTGGAATGCACCACCGGTTCCCAGTGGCCGCCCAGCCAATCATCGATTCGAACATGGGTGACGACGTTGGCAAAGTTACGGTTAAAGTCCTGCAAAACCCGCTCTGCCCGGGCCGGGTCCTCCGCGGCGTTATCCAACGCTTCCTTCCATCTCAGGAAGAACGTTCGAATGTCGGCCTCATTGGTCCCGGTCGCCCGGGCCATGCCCCGAATCCAATCCCGCCACACGTCCCCGCGCCCCTGCCGGATGATGTCGTAACCGAAGGCCGTCAGATTGCGCTGGATGGAGCCATTGGCCTGAAAGCCCGGGACGACCGGCTCCAGCATTTCGCCGATGTGGAAGTTGGCCTGCTGCCAGAGCGCCACGGCCCGTTGGGCGAAGGTCGGAGGCTGAATGCGGCCCTCCACCGCCCGATTGAAGTTGGAGTAAGCCGTCCGGTTGGTCACCGGGATAAGCTGGTTGGCCCATCGGACTGCCCGAAAGTTCTCCCGCACCTCGCGCAGCCGCCCGCGCAGCGGACCATTTGGGTCCCAGACGGCGCCCGCAACGCGCTTGGCCGGGTCCAGCCATCGGCTCAGGTCGCCATACAATTGCTTCTCTCGGTCGATGGCCCGGTAAATCTGCGGAGAATAAAGCCGGGTGAAGAAGCCTTGAGTGTTGCTGCCCTGCGACATACGCAGGAGCCGGGGCATCATCCACTCGGCATAGTAGCGCAGAACGTCCGCGGTAAAGCGCACCGGGCGCGGACGGCGGAACGCCAGCGGACCTTCCGGCGCTCCAGGCACGTCGGTGCCGGTGTAGGCGCTGGGACTCAGCTTGCGCCGTTGGTAGAGCCATTGGTCCAGGTTTTGGCGGTTCTGGACCTGGGCGCGCTGGGCCACTTCGCCCGCCGTCACACCTCCGGCGGGAGGCTCGGGCCGCGGCCCTGTCTCCTGGGGAAACTCTCCATGCTGACCAATCCGGGTGTGGTAAGCCCGGGTGGCTTCCGCCGCCTGTGGCTGGCCTTCGGCTAAGGCGAGTTCACGGGCTCCGGCGCCTGGGGCTGGCTCACCTTGCGCTCCGCCTCCCGGAACAGGTCCCGGAGCCACCCCAAGTCGGTTGGCGAACTCTTGCGCGCCACGGCTGGCTTGGGCTTCATCGACAACTTTTTGGATGGTTTGAGTGACGCTTTCATCGGTGTCCTTGAGGTTGGGGTTGTTACGCAGCGTCCGCAGATGCTCCTTGCGCAGCGCGTTGATAACCATCCAGTCACGAGGCGTGAGGGTCCCAGCTTCAGACTTGGTCTTGAGCCGGGCCAGAACACCTTGAGCTGATTCCAGGTCGCTAATCTCCCGGAACAAGGTTTCGGCTTCCGGGGCCGTCAGCCGGTCCCCGGCCATCCGCATGCCGGGATGCTCGGGGGCCGCGCCCTCCTTCTGCAAGGCGGGGGCTTCCTCCGCGCTCTCCAGGCGGCGGCTCTGTTCAAGGTCCGCAGCATCGGCGAACTGCTCCTTGAATTGATTTTGTCCTGCATAGCGTTGCCGGAATTGGCTCACCGGCGTGTCCAACATGATGGAGTAGATGGGCCTATATCGCTGTTGGCCTCCCACTCTTCGTGCCAGAAGCTCTTCCAGGGAGATATGCGGACGAGCAGCGGACGCCGGGGCGCTGGGGTCCACCACCATGGCACCCTTGCGAGGGTGGGCATAGGTTCCCAGCAACTCCACCGCGCCGGTGGTCCGGTCGATGAAGGCGGTGACCCGGTGCGTCACGCTGTCCGGGAGCCGTTTGCCGCCCGCCGCCCGGCTGGTGGTGCGGGCCGCCGAACCAGATGTAAGAATCTTGCCCAGGGCTTTGACGTGCCCCAGCCATTCCTGACCGATTTGGCGCCAAGCTGGCTCGGCCCCTTCCCGTTCCCGGCCCCACC